AGAAACTTATAGAGATATTTCAATATTAAACACAACTGAAATGGACGCAACATTATTAACTGATGCACAATTTAAAAGAGCAAGTGTTTATAAAGTAATTGGTTCTTATGCTTGTCCACAATTAACTAAATTTAATTCAAATGATAACCCTGATAGATTCCAAGTTATGATGAAACATTATCAACAAATGTATGCTGATGAATTTGAATCTATTTTAAGAGATGGTGTTGAGTATGATGCTGATGATTCTAATACAATTATCAATGCAGAAAAAGCACCTTATCATAGACTTAAACTAATTAGATGAAATTAACTGTTGAAGATAATTCATTACAAGTTGCTAAGAACTTTGAGAAACAAGTAAGAGAACAACCACAAATAGTTAAGACTGCATTAGGAAGAACTGCTGAGTTCTTAATGGGTATTATTAAACAAAGAACTACTAGAGGTCAAAATGCAGATGGTAATTCTTTTCCACCTTATACAGAAGCTTATAAAACATTTAGAAGTAATGCAGGGCGACAAACACAGTTTCCTGATTTAACATTCTCAGGTCAAATGCTATCTAACATTACACAGAAGTCATCACCAACAGAAGCTATTATTTATTTTGCAAACAAATTCCAAAACACTAAAGCATTAGGAAATCAAAGAAAAAGAAAATTCTTTGCAATAGGACAAAAAGAACAACAACCTATTATGAATGTATTTATGAAAGAGTATAACAAACTATCTAAAATATAATGAGCAAACGAGAAGATATAGCATCTAATATTATTACAACAATTTCAACTGGCACATCTCCTATAACTTTAAAAAAAGTTACTAGAGAACCTTTTAATGTTGATGAGTTATCTGAACAACAATATCCAGCTTGTTTTGTGCAATCAGGTAATGAAACTAGATCAGATCAAACAATAAGTTTTACAAGTGCATTAAGAGAAGCATTAGCAGATTATGTAATCGTTGGTTATGTTAAAGGAACTCCAACAAATATTGACACAAAAAGAAACGAGTTAATTACAACGATTGAAACAAGATTAAATTCTGATAGAACAAGAGGTGGGTATGCAAAACAAACTCAGGTAGTAGAAGTTTCTACTGATGAAGGAGTTTTATTCCCAATAGGTGGTATCAGAATGGTGGTGCGAGTTATGTATCAATACACTTCTGGCACACCTTAACATAAACAAACAAGGAAACAAATATGGCAACACATACTGGCTCAGAAGGTGTAATAAAAGTTGGCACAACAACTCTTGGCGAACTTAGAAGTTATACTTTAGAGCAAACATCTGACACTATTGAAGATACTTCATTAGGTGATACTACAAGAACTTACAAAGCTGGTTTAAAAGGTTTTTCTGGTTCAGCATCATTATTTTTTGATGAAGCTGATGCAGGGCAAATTTTACTAGTTGTAGGTGGTTCAATAACAATTAAAGTTTTCCCAGAAGGTGCAAGTACTGGAGATAAATTTTATGAAGGTTCTGCAATAGTAACAGCTTATAATATATCAGGATCATTTGATGGAATGGTAGAAGCTGAATTAACATTTACTGGTACTGGTGCATTATCATTATCAACACAATAATTAATTAGAAAAGGAAGATATGAACGTAATAGATAGAGTTAAAGCACAATTTGAAGCTTTAGGCATTAAGAAGATTGAGGTAGCTGAATGGGGCGAGGAAGGCAAACCTTTAATAATATATTGCTCACCATTTACTTTAGGTGAAAAAAGAAACCTTTTTAAAGGTGCTAAGAATGATGACTTGGGAGTTTTAGTAGATGCAATCGTTTTAAAAGCAAAAGACTCAGAAGGAAATAAAATATTTAAGCTAGATGACAAGCTAACATTATTGAATAATGCTGATGCAAATGTTATAGCTAGAGTAGCAACAGAAATGTTGTCTGGTGTTTCTTACGAGGAAGCTGAAAAAAAGTAAGATTTGATTCGGAGTTGTATTCCGTACTCTCTTTGGGTCAAGAATTGAAAATGAGTATGGAAGAAGTTTTGTGTTTTACACAAGATGAATTTTATTATTGGATAGCATATTTTAAGGTGAAGGCAGAACGAGATAAACTACACTATGGCAGATCAGCAACTAAAAATAACAATATCAGCAATAGATAATGCAACAAAAGCACTTAATGATGTTAAAAACAGCTTAAAGGGAGTAAATAAAGAATCTGATAATCTAGCTACATCTTTTTTAAGTGTTAAGAGTGCAATACTAGGATTTGCTACTGGTGCTACAATCGTAGGAGTAGTTAATCAAACTAAAAAATTTCAAGATTTACAAACTATATTATCAAGAGTAGCTGGTTCAACTGAGAACGGAACACAAGTATTAAACTTCTTAATTGAATCTACTAAACGATCTACATTTTCAGTACAAGATTTAGCAAATTCATTTATAACATTATCTACTGCTGGAATTAATCCAACTGAAAGATTATTAAGAATATTTACTGATACTGCTTCAGCATCAACAGATCAATTAGACACATTAAATGATTTAACAAGATTATTTGCTAAAGGTGTTCAGGGTGGTTTAGGTTTACAAAGTTTAAATCAGTTAGTAGCCAAAGGAATACCTGCATTTAAAATATTAGAAACTGAATTAGGTTTATCAAAAGATGGTATTGAGAAATTTGCCAACACTACAAGAGGTGCTAATAAAATATTAGAAGCTTTACTGAATGGTTTAGAAAAATCTTTTGCTGGTGCGACAGAAGCTAGAGCAAATAACTTGTCAGTATCTTTGTCAAGAATTGGTAAAGAAGCCGATTTAGCTTTATTGAATTTAGGTAAAAATGGACTTACACAAGGAGTTAATGATTTAGCTGAAGCTTTTGCTTTATTAAATAAAGAAGGAGAACCACTATTAAAATTTTTAGGTGGTATATCTGAATTTATACTTACAACAGCTAGTGGTGCTTTATTAGTTTTTAACAGTATTCTTAAAGATCTAAGAAAAGAATTTAATCAATTCTCTAATGAGTATATTAAACTTTACAACAAACTTACTGGAAAAAGATTACCTTTAAATGTTGAAGGGACTTTTACATCACCAACAGAAATAACTGGTAGATCAACTGGATTACCAAAAACAGAAACAAAAATACCACCAATATTAGATTTTCAATTAGTTATTAAAAGAGTTATTGAAGATAATCAAAATAAACTTGATTTAATTAATGATGCTTTTTTTACAACAGCAGGATTAACAAAAACAATAACAGATACTCTTAATGCTGGTATAGGAGATTTTTCACAAAAAATAGCTGAATCTATTGTGTTAGGTAAACAATTATCAGATGTATTTAAAAATATTGGTCAAACATTATTAATTAGTATTTTAAAAACAAGCATAGAAATATTAGGTAGAGAAATATTAAATTTATTTTACAAAAAATTAGAAACATTTGAAATAGTACAACAAATAGGAAAGTTGTTAGAAAAACTTGCTGTTGAAAGAGCAATAACAAGAGAAAATGAAAAACAAGCTAGTGCAAAATCTGGTAGTGGTAATGGTGGTTCTGCTGAAGGTCAAATAATATCAGCTATCGTTAGTTCTTTTTTTAAAGCTGAAGGTGGTGCTGTTACTGCTGGAACTCCTTATACAGTTGGTGAACGTGGTAGAGAATTATTTGTACCTTCAACAAATGGAACTATTGTAGCTAATCACGATATGGCTTCAGGAACTAATATAACATTTAATATTCAAGCAAATGATGTTAGAGGTATTAGAGAATTATTAATTGATAATAGAGCAACTATAATTAACTTAGTTAATCAAGGTGCTAATCAAAAAGGAAAATCTAACATAGTATGAGTGGAATATTCCCATCAAGCCCAACACCTAGAGACGTAGCTATAAGCACAAATCAAAATACTATTGTAACTACAACTGCTTCTGGCAGACGACAAGCCAGACAAATAGACGGACAAAGATTTAGATTAAGACTAAGATTTCCAGTTATGACAAGAACTGAGTTTGCACCTATTAATGCTTTTGTAATGAAACAAAGATCACAAATGGAATCATTTACTTATTCTCCACCAACAATATCTTCTGCATTAGGAGTTGCTTCAGGAGTTATATCTGTAAATGGTGCTATTAGTGCAGGAGTTACTTCTGTTGCAATAGATGGAATGGCTAACAGTACATCAGGAATATTTAAAGCTGGAGATTATTTTAGATTTACTGGTCAAACAAAAGTTTATATGGTTATGGCAGATGTATCATCTAATGGTTCTGGTCAAGGAACATTAACATTTGAACCACCATTAAGAGCAAACGTAGCTGACAATGCAGTTTTAATTTATTCTAATGTGGATTTTACTGTTGGACTTACTGGAGATATTCAAGAATTTAATATAAGCACAGAAAATTATTTCCAATACGAAATTGATCTTATAGAGGTATTGTAATGACAAGATCATTAAGTGCTGGAGTAATAGCCGAGATAGCAACTAATAAACTTAATCCAGTTGAACTTGTTTACTTAGGAATAGGAAGTGGCACATATTACACAGATCATTATAAAAATTTAAGTTATGATGGAAATACTTATACAGCTTCATCATTATTTTTAGGAAGTTCTGAAGTTCAAGAAACTGCTGACGTATCTGTTACTACATTAAGTCTTAAATTCTCAGGTGCAGATACCACAATCATTAGTCTTTTACTTAATAATAACTACATGAACAAACCAGCAAAAGTTTATAGAGGTTTCTTAAATGATAGTCAGGCATTAATAGCTGACCCATTTCTTTTATTTGATGGAAGAATATCTAGTTTTACACTAGAGGAAAACGCAACTACTTCATCTGTTAATATTATTATATCTTCTCATTGGGCAGATTTTGAAAAGACTTCAGGAAGAAGAACTGCTGAAAATTCACAGAAGCTTTATTTTCCTAATGACAAAGGAATGGAGTTTGCAAGTAAGACAGCACAAAAAATTAAATGGGGTTCAGCTTAATGACTGATTTATATAGAACAATACATTTATTTAGACAGTTTCCTAAATATGATAAATTTACTTATGCAGAATTAGTTAAAGCAATTACTCCATCAATAAACTTAGACCAATATCAAATACACAGAATAGGCAATCAAGATGTTGGCTTTACTAACTGGGCATATCTAAGTGATAATGTTGAACAAAGATTTTTATTTACTAAAAAATTAAAAGACAACGAGTGGAATTGTGGAGATAATATTTGGGTAATGAATGTATTAGCAAAGAGTAATTGTTTGCAAATTATGAAGTGGGTTAAAAATTATTTTAGAGATAAGATTGAAGTTAATGAATCAGTTAAATGGGTAAGAGAAGATAACAACTTTAATATTTATAGAAAATCAGAAAAGTTTAAAAGGGAGTTTCACATTTAATGGTTAAAGGTGCAATAGCAACAGCAATAATTCAATTCGTTATAACTACTGCTATTAGTTATATTCTTGCACCCAAACCTAAATCACCAAGACAAAGTTCACAAGACGAAGCCAAAGGTGTAACAGTAAGTAAAGATTCTAACAACAATCCTATTCCAGTTATCTACGGAAAAAGACAAGTAGGATTAACTAGAGTATTTGTTGAAAGTTCTGGTGCTGATAATCAATATCTTTATGTAGCTGGAGTATTGTGCGAGGGTGGTGGTTCAGGCATAACTGCAATAGATGAAGTTTATGTAGATGATAAATTAGTAACCTTTGATGGTGCATTAACTAATGGAACACTAAGAGGAGTAAGTAGTGGAGATGCCAACTATTATAAAGGTGGAGAATCTTTAATATCTATTCAACCATTTTTTGGATTAGACAATCAATCAGCTTCTTCTTTACTTGATGAAACAACTAACTGGACATCAGATCATAAACTATCTGGTTTAGCATACGTGGCTCTACGATTTAAATTTAATCAAGATGCCTACTCAGGATTACCTGAGGTTAGAATAACTGTAAGAGGTAAAAAAATATATGACCCAAGATTAGACACAACTAAAGGTGGTTCTGGTTCTCATAGACAAGATGACCCAACTACTTGGGCTTATTCTGCAAACTCATCATTAATACTTTTAGATTATTTGAGAAACACTAGATACGGAAAAGGTTTACCTAATGATGCCTTTGAAAGTAATTACGAAACATTTAAAACTAGTGCCAACACTTGCGATACACAAGTAACTCCATATTCAGGTGCAAGTACAATTAACTTATTTGAAACAAACGCAGTATTAGATACTGAAAAGAAATTAATAGAAAATGTAAGAGAACTGTTAATTCCTATGAGAGCAATCTTTAATTATACACAAGGTAAATATAAAATTATTATTGAAGGTTCAGGTGCATCACAATTATTATTAACTAAAGACAATGTTGTAAGTGAAGTTAAAATACAAGGCGAAAGTAAATCAGAAAAATACAATCGTGTTATAGGAACATATACTAACCCAGAAAAAGATTATCAATCAGATACAGTTTCATACCCACCATTTGATGATGCACACTTAGACCCAGCAGATAGACACGCAACTATGCTTACAGAAGATAATGAAACTTTATTAGAGAGAAGTTTTGATATGATACAAGTTACTTCACCTTATCAAGCTGAAGAAATTTGCGAGAACATATTAAAGAGATCAAGAAATAATTTAAAAGCTGAAGTTACTGCAACTGCTGAAGCACTTAACTTATCTATTGGAGATATAGTAACAGCGACTTATGACACAGCAGGTTTTAGTGCAAAACCATTTAGAGTTATGTCATTATCTATTAATGCTGATAGCACAGTTAATTTAGGATTAGAGGAACATCAAGACGAGTTTTATGATTACGAAAATAAATTAGAAGCACCTGCTATCGCTGATACTGTACTTCCAAATCCTTTTTCTGTTACTGCACCAGTTTCAGTAACTCTTGACGATCAACTAATAGAATACTCAGATGGAGTGGTTATTACTGCTCTTGATGTAACGATTGGTGCTTCATTAGATAACTTTGTAGATTACTACCAAGTTGAATACAAACTAAGCACAGATACCGATTACATTATTCATGGACAAGGAACAGGACTAACTCAAAGAATATTAAATGTTAAAGATGGATTCTTATATAATGTAAGAGTTAAAGCTGTAAATACATTAGGAGTTTCTTCTACATATACTTCTGCATCAAGAACTATTGTAGGTGGATTATTACCACCTGCTGATGTTGAAGATTTTTCTTGTAATATTATTGGTCGTGATGCTCATTTGTCTTGGACACAAATATCAGATTTAGACTTAGCTTATTATCAAATTAGATTTTCTTCTTTAACAACTGGTGCTGAATGGTTGAACTCTATTTCTTTAGTTGAAAAAGTTGCAAGACCAGCTACTTCACTAACTACTGTGGCAAGGGTAGGCAGTTATTTAATTAAAGCATTTGATAAGAACGGAAACGCATCTAACAATGCAACAATCATAGCAACTAACATTTTAGAAATAGGTAATTTTAATGCTGTTGTAACACAAACTGAATCTCCTACGTTCTCAGGAACTAAAACTAATGTCTATGTTGATAGTGGTGCTTTAAGATTAGACTCTACTGAGTCTTTTGATTCTGCTGTTGGAAACTTTGATTCTGCTACTGCTTTTTTTGATGCTGGTGTAACTACTTATGATTTATCTCCAACTGGTTCTTATTTGTTTGCTTCTCCTATTGACATAGGTGGAAGTTACACAGTTCGTGTAACTGCTTCTCTTACACAAAGTGTTGATAATATAGATAATCTTTTTGATAGTGCTTCTGGTAACTTTGATGATGGTGCTTCTAACTTTGATGGAGATTCTCCTGCTAACTGTAATGCTCATTTAGAAATTGCTTTATCTGCTGACAATATAACTTATACTTCATTTAGAAATTTTGTCGTAGGCGATTATACGAGTCGTTTTTTTAAGTTCCGATTAGTAATGAGTTCTTCTGATTTAGCTTCTACTCCAGTTGTATCTGCTTTAAGTGTAACTATTGATGTTGAAGATACTATTCAAAATGGAAATGATTTAACAAGTGGAACTGGGACTTATACAGTAGTGTTTACAAGACCTTTCTATTCTGTTAATTATGCTGTTGGAATTACTAATCAAGGAATGGCTACTGGTGATTTTTATACCTTAAATAACAAAACTATAAATGGTTTTGATATTGCCTTTAAGAATAGTGGTGGAACTGGTGTAAGTAGAACTTTTGATTATATTGCAAAAGGATTTTAAATAAGATATTAGATAGATTATGGCACAACACGATTTTAACATAGCTAACCAGTCGTTCCCTTCTTTTAGAACTGACTTAAACAATGCTCTATCAGCTATTAACACTTCTCAATCAGGAACATCAAGACCATCTGGTGCTGTTGCTGGTACAATTTGGCTTGATA